TCTTCGATGGCATCGGTTATATCGTTCCCTCTTTGTTCTATCAAGGTGTCCGTCCGGCCCGTAGGCCGGACGTTGGTTGCTAGAGCTTGGCGCTGACCGCTTCCCAGACCTCGAGGGCGCCGCTCAGCCACGCCTCGGCGGCTTCGCCCTCGGCGATAGCACCCCAGACGGGGGTCTCATCCGCAGCGCAGCCCAGCGCATCAGCAAGGTCTTCAGCGAAGACCTTGGCGGTAGCCGTGCGAAGCGAGCCATCGTCAGACGCCTCGGCGAGCCGGCGCAGGTCGATATAGTCCGCCTCGGTCTTAGCCCACTTGCGGCCCATCTCGCGAGCGCTGGCGATGACATCGGCGAAGTACGCCTCCTTGGACGCGCGAAGACGCTCAACAGCGCCATCAAGCTGGTTCTCGGCAATCGTGTTCATGGTATTGATCCTGTATCTGGTCCGGCGTTGGCGCGCTGGACTGGGTTGAAGATGGGAGTCTTCCGGAGCGGCGCGGCTTAGGTCGCGCCGTTTTGGCGCTGTCAGGTCGGCTTGCCCTCCCTGATCGACGTCACGTTGAACGAGTGCCTGACCTCCTTCTCCAGGAGCGCCAGAGCCTTTTCGAGCCGGATCAGTTCGGCGATTGTCGCGTCACGGATAGCCGGGTCGGAAAGATCGGAGCCCTTAAGGGTCGCTATCGACTTCTCGACGCCCTCGCGCTTGTACTCGTTGAGCAAGCGCGCCAGCGTGCGGGCACAATCGAGGAAGGCGCCGTACATCCGTTCGGCACGACCGAGTGCGCCGCGATCCGTGACGCCGAACTTCGCCCAGTCGTCTTGATACTCCGGGTCTTCGTTCTTCGTCAGATCCGGCAGATCGATGCCGACAGAGTCTAGCGCTTCACCCATGAAGGCTAGCGCTTGCTCGCGTTCCCGATCGGCAGCGAGGAACTGCGAGAATGTCTGCCCGATGGGGTCGACGTTTGCCCAGTCCTCTGCGGTCTTCAGTTTCTCTTTCCGGCGTTGCCGGGATACGCGCTGTCGTTCGGCCGGCGTAAGTGCCATGAAGCACCTCCTTTCAATATCGTGACCGTAAGGTGTCACGGTCACGACGTCAAGCATAATCCCTCGAAGCATTTTGGACGATACAAGGAACACCTCTCTTGACCTGTGGTAGCCGTAGGGAGAAATTACGCCTTCCAACGCGCCCACTTGGAGCGTAATCATGGCTACGATCGTCCATCACTGCCCGCGATGCAAAGTAATTTCTATCACATTCGATGTTCTAGCTGATGTGATCGGAACGAGCATACACTATTCTAGAGAAGCATTCCGCGTTTGCCGCCACTGCCATCAGCCATCTATACTTATTTTGGAACAAAGTTCTAATTCACGAACTATTTCTCCAGGCAAGACTGGCGAATTCGGAGGCTCGCTGAACGATATTTTTAGAGTTTCCGGCCACGTAAGCTTGAAAGACGAGGCGAGTGAAGCAGCACCGGAGCACATCCCCGAGAACATTAGGGATGCGTTTGCTGAAGGTGCGTCCTGTTTGGCGATGCGATGCCACAACGCCGCAGGCGCTATGTTTCGCCTTTGCGTCGACCTCGCAACCAGGCAGCTAGTTCCGGATCCGGATAAACTACCAGCAGAAATCAAGCCGCCCAACGAGAAGCAACGCCGGGATCTCGGCCTTCGCCTTCGATGGCTATTTGAAAACGGCTTTTTGCCGGCAGATGTAAAAGACCTATCGCACTGCATCAAGGAAGATGGAAACGACGGAGCACATACAGGACTACTTACACAAGCGGACGCAGAAGACTTAGTCGATTTCACGCGGCTCTTGTTGGAACGCCTCTATACTGACCCGAAGCGGATCGAGTTGGCAGCACTAAGACGCGAGACCCGGCGAGGTAAGACCCCTGCCCAATGAGTAAGCCGCAGCCGCAGTCCGCATCCCCTTGGTCGCAGCGATGACCTCAAGCGGCTCAGGACGACCGACAGAGACGAGCTTGCCGGCGCGATAGAGCTTCTTCGCGCAATAGGTGGCCCACTTGTAGTCCCGCAGCCGCGATAGCCTGGCTTGGTACTTCTTGCCGCCAGCAGCCTCCCAGGTGCCTCCGGCGAGCTTTAGGGCGGCAATGACGCGGGCGTACTCTTCCGGCGAGGCGATGACTCCGCCATGGAGATGAAGAAGGTCGTCGCGGGAGACATCCACGGCGAACCAGAAGTCGACGCTGCGACCGAGATACTCGTTGAGGCGACGCGCGATGCGGCGACGCACGAAATCAGTGAAGCCAAGCGGAGCGAGCAGCGCCTTGTCACGCAGGCTATGACCGAAGAGGAGCGTGAAGCCGACGCCACCCGAACGCATGACAACCTCGTTGAAGGCGATACAGCGTTCCTTCTTGCTGTAGTCCTCCCAGTGCTTCGACGAGATGGGAAGCGTTGCAGAGAGAGGCTTAGAAGCGGTGGTTGATGGGGGTAGAGGGGTCTCTAAGAAGGAGGTGTTCTCTACCACTAAAGAGGCCTCCCCCGGATCCGGATCGGCTTCCCCATCAGAAACGGCGGAAAACTGCGCCGTTTCGAGGGGCGTTTTGACTTCGTTGCCGGGCAGCGTTTTGACTTCGTTGTCGACCGTCTCGCCGTCACCCAGGTCAAGCGCGTCGAGCGCTTCAATCATCCGAGTGATGTCGGCATAGAAGTCCGGCTCGGGGGGTGGCATCCGCGCAATGCGGTCCATCTCCTCGAATTCCCGCTCAAGCTCCTCGGCGGAAAGCTCGCGACGTTCGTCAAAATTTTCGCACGAGCCCGACGCGCTCGCGCTATAATAGTCACTGTTCATTGTACTTCCTGAGCAAACCTGACCTCCGGCGCCTGATACCGCCGGAGGTTCTTTTTATGAGCGCTTCGTGCATCGACTGTCGCCTTTTCCGTCGATGCACGATTACCTATTTCTAGGTTATCTATTATAGCGCTTTACGCTCAGACTCTTTGAAAATTTCAGATTCGACTAGATCGACCGCAGCAGACCGTTCGGGCGACGCTGCGCGATCAGCTCCTTGACGACGAGCTGCCGCACCGACGCCTCGACGGACTTCGCGATGTTGTCGCCGAGCGCCTTGTCGGCCGCCTCACCACGACTGCCGCCCTCGACACGCACGTTGATCGCCGGCGCGATGGTCACGCCTCCGGCGCCGGTGCTCGACGCCAAGCCGCGCCGCGACGATCCACCGACGAGCCCGCCGTCAGCGAAGCCCGGCGCGCGACCGGAGTTGATCGTCTCCAGCAGGGCGCGGTGGCGCGCCGTGGCGCCGGCATTGACGACGAACTCGCCATCGGACAAGCGCGCGGGGATGCTGTCAGACCTCGCCGAGCCCGGTCCGCTGACGTAGCCGCCGGAAGAGAAACCCAGGAGCTTGCCCAAGCCGCCGAACAGACCGCCACCGAGCGGCGTACCCGACGCGCCGAACAAACCACCGATCAAGCTGTCAATCGACTTGTCGAGCAGCTTGTCGACGATGCGATTCAGCGCGTTGCCGAGCGCGTCGGCGGCCGACACGCCCGCGCGCAGATCAGAGACGAAGCCGGAAGCGAAGCCGCTCAGCGCGCCCCGGAACTCGTCTGCGTTCTCAATGGTCTTGCGCTGCGCCTTCTCCAGGTCGTCGACATGCGCGGCGGCGTTGCCGTAGGCGGTAGCAAGCTGTTCGATCTGCGCCCGCACCTGCGGCGTAACCTCGACCTCGGCGCGCTGCGCGGCGGTCAGAAGCTCTTGCACCGCGCGCATCTTCTCTGCCTCGGCGGTGCTCTTGCCGACGGCCTCGGCGTCTACGCCGAGCGCGGCGGTGTGCTCGCGAATGCGCTGCGTCGCGCGCTCGAATTCGTCGGCGCTATCGCGACCGCCCTTGCTCTTGCCCTCGACCGGATAGTTCGCCAACGAAATTGGCTTGATGACCGGCTTCGCTTTCAGCTCGGGCGCGACCGGCTCGGGCGGAAGCTTGCCTTCCTTACGCAACGCCGCAGCTTCTTCCGGTCCGACGGGATAGCCCTCGGGACCGAGCACAGAGCCCTTCTCCAGCGGCGGTGCGTTCCGGATGCGATCGACCGCGTCGGCGGCATCCTGAATCCGCTTGCCGATCGCCTCAATGATGGACGCCCACCATTCGAGAGACGCAGCCGCTGTCGACGTGATGCCGACGACCTTGTCGAGTGTCCCCGCAGCGGCGATGAAGCTGTTTTCGAGCTTCGTCCAGGCTTGCGCCATGGTCTCGGTCGAGCCGGCGAGCTTGTCGCCGAGGATCGGAGCGCCGGCCAGAAGCGCGTCGAAGAACGCCTTGCTCGATACCTTGCCGTCCTTCACCAGCGCGGTGAGCTTCGACACCTCGCCGCCGGCTTCCTTCATGCCCGCCGCGACAGCCTGCAGGAGCGGATAGGCGCCGTCGATCAGGGAGTTGTACTCCTCGGCCTGTACGACGCTGCCGCTGATAGCCTGTCCAAGCTGCGTCAGCGCGCCGGAAGACTCCGATGCGGACTTGCCCGACACGCGGAGCGACTGCGCCACGGCGGTCGAGAACGCGACCAGCTTCTCTTGATCCGCGCCCAGGTTGCTCGCCGCCTGTGCGCCCTTGCTGTAAAGCTCGACAAGCGTCTCGATCGGCGTCGCGTTGTCCTGCGAGATGGCGTAGAGGCGCCCGAAGACGTCGGTGAGCTTCTGGCCCTCCAAGCCGGCGACCTTCAATTGGTTGCCGATGCGGGTGAACGCCTCGGTCGCGCCGAGGATCTTTTGCACCGACAAACCGGCGGCGAGCGCCGCACCGATTGCCGGACTGGCGCGGGCGAAGGCGCCGGCAAGCGCGCCGGACATGCCCTGCCCCGCCCTTGCGGCCGACGCCTGAAGGCGCTTGGCAGCTTGATCAGAGCGACGTTCGATCGCAGACCAGTTCCGCGTCGCCGTGCCACTAGCCTTCTGAAAGTTCTTCTCAAAGTCCCGGATGCGCGCCTCAAGCGCGACAACCAACTGTTCCGTCTCGGTAGCCAATAACTTACCCTTAAATGATGATCAGCCCGTTCGGGCGTGCAGTAGGATCGTTGTAAATCGAGGTTCCGGTATTGCCGATGGATGCGCGGGACACGGCCATGGTAGTTGCGACCGCGCCGTCTATCTTCTCTGTCGACTTGCTCTTGTTGAAGAATCGATTGCCCGCCTTGTCGGTCTCGACGGCGATGTTCGCGAAGTTCCATCGCAGAACAGGGTGCCCGCCGTGCCGGAAGCGACCGGCGATGATGGCGCGCTCAAGCTCGCGCACCGCCGGCGCCATAGAGAACCAGCCCTGACGGAAAGCGACGACGGGGAAGCCATCTGCTTCAAGGCTCTGCATCATCTGCGCGCCGTAGGCAGGATCAAACGCGACTTCCTGCACGTCGTAGGAAGCGCACAGAGCGCGGATCTTCGCCTCGACGGCGGCGAAGTCCGTCACATTGCCGGGCGTGGCGACGATGTCGCCGTCTTTGACATAGCGACGATAAGGAAAGCCCGACGTGGCTGTGCGCTTGTCGACGTTATCGGCCGGAGTGAAGAAGTGCGGCACGACGATATAGCCGCCGTCGACCTCGGGGTCGCGGAACGCCGCGACCACGGCGGTCAGGTCGTCGGTGATGCCCAGGTCAACGCCGAGCCAGCACGGCGCGCCAGCGAGCGCCGCCATGTCAATCGGAGCGGCGCCTTGATCATAGATCGCCATATCGACGAACGGCGACGTCGAGCGGTCGAGCCAGACGTTGAGATTGTACTGAAGGAAGCTGTCACGATCCGGCGGTGAGGCGATGGCCTTCTTCGCCTTGTCCCGATAGCTCGCAAGGTCCGGGTATCCGTGCTTCATGCCCGGATTGACCGCGTGCCAGACGGCTTCGTCCTTCCAATCGTCGTCCTTCTCAGCCATGAACACGACCGGCAGCGTCGCCGGGTCGTCAATCTCGCCCTTCTGGACCTTGATGGCGTACTCGACCGTCTGCCAAGCAAGGTTGTCCTGGCCCCGGCCCGACGTCGTAGCAACCACGAGCAAGGTGTTCGGCACCTTCACCAGGGCGGAGTCGAGCGCTTCCCACTGGCGGCGCCCGGCAGCGCCTTCCCAGGCGTGCAGTTCGTCAGCGATAACGACGTTCGGCGTCTTGCCGTGCTGGACCTTGCCGTCCGACGCGACGGCGATATAGCGGCTGCGCTCGGCGCCGAAGGTGATAGACGAAGTGTAGTCGCGCACCGTGAGGTGCTGCCACATGCGCTTGTCACCTTCGACGATCAGCGCCGCCTCTTGGAATAGCTCGCGCGCCTGTTCATGCGCGGAAGCCGCCGAGACGGTCAGACCACCGCGCAGACGCTCAGGTCCGAAGAGGTGCAGCAAAACCAGCGCCGCGCACAAAGACGTCTTTCGACCGCCGCGCGGCAGAACCAGCACGACGCGCCGAACAATCCGCGTGCCGTCGTCATTCCTTGGCCCGTAGATCGCGCGGATAATCCGTTCCTGCCAGTCGTCTAGCTGGAACGGATGCCCCTTCGCCGGATTCTTAGGATGCTTCAGACGCCGGAGCCAATGCACGGCGCGCTCTCCATAGCCCAACGGGTCGGCGATCTCCGAACCATCGTTAATCCAGGAGGGAGTCAGCATCGTCGTCGTCGCGGATCGCCGGGCGGGACCGACTCACCGGGGTTAGACCAAGCTCGCCGGCAAGCTGGCGGATCTGGTTGCGCGCCGCCGTCGATGTCGTGAGCAACGGGTGACGCTTTCCGCCGACGATCATGCCGTCGCGCCGAATAGCGCGTTCGGCGACGACAAGCTGACCGACGGCCGAGCAATAGCTGGCGAGCGTCCCCAGGTCGGCCGACGTCAGCACGCCGCGCTCGACGAGGATGGCGGCGACCTTGCGCCATTCGGTCTTCGCCTCGGGCGCCAGCCAAACCGGCGCATCCGGCACA